AATAATTTAAAAAAGTATATAAGAATATTGACTATTTGGACAACAACTGATATAATGTAGGTACAAGGTAAGGGAAGCAAGTTACTTACTTTAAAAATTGAATAGAGAATACGAAAAAGCATAAATTTATTTATACGAAACAAAGCAATTTATAAATCCGAAACAATGTAACGTGCGTTTATTAGGGTAGGTACAGGCACCGCTTCGCAGTGTAGGCCCTGTACCGTGTATGATCATTAGTAGCGTGGCACGAATAATCGAAACAGCTAGACAAGATTCTAGCATCACTGATTATCGTGTCACGCTTTTTTCTATTCTCTCGCCAAAAAGGAGGACTATAACATGGCAGAAGAATTTTTAAAAGAATTAGCAGAATTTGACAAAATCGAGGATCAGTATTTATCCCAGATCTTTGCTGACGATAAAGAAATCAAAAGTATCGAATCGATAGCGGTTGAAAAAAGCATTGAGGCAGCTGACAAGTGCAAAACAGAAGCAGAGTTTAAGGCACTTACTGGAGACGATGGAGAAGAAATTTTTACAGGTTACGACGCTGTAGCATGGAAAACAGTAAAGGCAAAGCACAAGGCTTTCAAGAAAGCGTTAAACGACCTCAGAGAAGCATTAAGAATTTCTTACAACAACAATAGAGAAGATTTCGAACTTGAGGAATGTTTCCAAAAAACTATGAATCTTTACTCTAATAAAAATCTCGAAGACGTAGACGACATTATCTTGTATCACGAATAGGAGGCGTAAGACATATGAAAAGAATGATTTACTATACAAGCACCGAAAAAAATACAGCTGTCCAGGCGATAGAAAGCGGCGCGGTTCTTACTAATACTTACAACATCGTTATCTTTGCGAAGAAACGCGAAGCAATGGCTTACGCGGCAAAACGCGACGGCAATAAGAAATCTCACCGCAGATTATGGTAGTAGGCTGTTTACATACAGCTTATCTCAGAAAAATTCTGACATATACATTACAAATAGAAAAAAGGAGAAACGAATATGGAAAACAATACTTTTCAAACATTAAGCAAAATCAACGTGAATGATATGGTTGATAGAAAGCAAACGGGTGGCAGTACATTAACCTATCTGTCATGGGCTTCGGCGTTTCAAGTGGCTAAGGAAAATTATCCTGATCTTGAATATCAAATTGAACGTAATCCAGAAACAGGCATGCCTTATTGGTATGACCCACTAACAGGGTACATGGTCTTTACGAAAGTGACAATTGGCGGCCAGACCAACGAGATGTGGTTGCCCGTTATGGACGGTACTAATCATGCTATGAAGGCAGAACCTTACCAAGTACAGACAAAGTACAAGAAGTTTACAGTACCAGCAGCCACAATGTGTGATATTAATAAAGCAATTATGCGTTGTTTGGTTAAAAATCTAAGTATGTTTGGGCTTGGTCTTTATATTTATCGTGGTGAAGATCTTCCGGATGGTGAAAGCCAGGCACAGAATACAGCACAACAAGCACAACCTGCTAATAAACCTATTGAGAAAGCACAACCACAGGCGCCAGCACAACAGAAGCCGGTAAAAGATACAAGACCTGTTACACCGCAGATGGTGGATTTCATCAAAAAAACACTAGAAGAACACCAAGTAACAGCTGACTTCATCTGCGAAAAGTACAAGGTAAGTAGATTAAACGATTTGAAGGTTTATCAGGCTAAACACATCGGTAAAAATATCGATAAACTGGAAACAATGTTTGACAACGAGAAAAAGGAATATCTTGCTGATATCGTAAAAAACGCAAAGCCAGCAAAGATGGAAACAACATTCGGAGACGCTATCTGCCCACCACAACAACCGCAACAAGAAAAAACTGAAGGCGGAGAGATTGACTTAGAAAGCCTTGGCTTATCACTAGCAGACCTTGACGCACTCAGTGAGTGTGGTGACGTCTTCAGCTAAGGAGGTAATAAATTATGACAACGAGAACGAAGCAACAGATTGGAAAGGCTAGCAAGGCACGCGGCAAACGTGCCGAACTAGACTTAGTGCACAAGTTACATGAATTTGGTTTTACAGAAGCTAGAAGAACAGCACAATATTGTGGCAAGGCTGGAACGTCAGATGTTGTCGGTGTTCCCGGAGTGCATTGCGAATGCAAAGCGGTACAGCGACTGAACATTTGGGAAGCGCTTACGCAAAGCGAAAGAGACAGCAAAGCTGATGGAAGCGGTGATATTTCAGCCGTTTTCTTCAAACGAAACAGGACTGGCTGGTATGTTGCAATGCCACTGAATGACTTCGCTAGTCTTTATAAAGGAGAGATTAAAAATGAGTAAGCAATTAAAAAAGACAACACCTGGCGCACATGCCGGAACAGCTAGAATTCATGCGTACAACGTAGGATTAGCAATTGATCTAAATGATACAATCGCTGCCATTATTTTTCATCACATTCATATGAATATTATAAGACTTGTAGAAAATAAATACGTGGACGACGATGGAATTGCGTGGTTAACAGTCAGTAAGTCTGGCATTATGAGGTTTCTTCCTGAATTTACAGAATCTCAAATAAAGACAGCGATTAATAAACTCACTGACAATTGGCTGCTTGTAAAAAAGGTATCAAACAGAAAAAACTCTTATACATTATCAGAACTTGGCTGGTCATATTATCCACTACTTGAAGAAGAAGGCCCAGTAAAAGCACCTAAGGCAGAAGTGAAGACTGATGCGGCAGAAGCTAAAGTCGCAGTTAAAACAAGAAGCGATAATGTAATTAACGTAAACGATAACATTAAAGAAATCATTGATTATGTTAATGAAAAAACTGGCAAATGTTTCAATTACGCAGCTTCATATATTAAAAACATTAACGAATTGTTCGCAGCAGGATATACAAAAGAAGATATGATTGCTGTAGTTGACCAGAGATTCGAAGAGTTATCTGGCACAAAAGAATTCAATGCAGGGATGAATCCATCTAAGCTGCTTTTTATTAAAACGTTTCCGAATTATCTGAAAGATGCAAAATGTAATAATATTAGTATGACCCCTGAACAATTAATAAAAGATGCTGAGATGAAAGAGGAATACCACCTGAAAGAAATGGAACGTTGCAAATGTGAACGACTCATCCTCGAATCAGATCCAGATAACTTACCATTCCTTACAATGCAAACATCTCCGGAAGTAATGATTAAGGACAGAGTGCGTAAAGAACGTTACCACAGAAACGAAGCAAAAAAGTTTGCTAACATGCAAAAACTCATTAAATCAGTTAAATAACACAACATGGGCGAAATATATATAGCCCGCAACAACGTAAAGCGCGTAGGCGCTAAATAAGAACTATTAATAACAAGAATTAAAAAATCGCAACATAGAAAATTACACTCGATGAGTGTTTAAGATATATTTCGTCCTTCTATAGGAGGACAAAAACAAATGATAAGAAGTAAGCAAGCGCAGATGCAGTTTATTAATTACAATAGCCTGTCGATCGGGCGAGATTATAACAATGATGAGTCTGGACACGGTTTGTACCATCCAGCCGATATTGACGGGATTTTGCAGTTTACAAATAGTAAATCGCATAAACTTAAGCCAGAGTTCAATCAAGCGGTGCTAATCTACGAATTCAAACGTATGCAGGCGCACATCCCAGTTGGTCAAAAAATCCTTTTGGAGAGTTTAGCTAATGCGATTCAGCATAGTGGGGGCTTTGCGCTGGTAGCTATTGTTAGACACAACGTATATAACCCAGAAATAGATGTGGATGCTGGCAGGGACGGGACTGTTGCAGAGTATTTCTATGATGGTGCTTGGCGAACTTGCAAACCAATGACCGCTATCGAATTTACTGACTGCTTCTTAGCTGGTGCGGGATTAAAAAAAGATAAGGGGGTGGAGTAAATGAAGGAGACTACACAAGGCATGACAATCGAGAAACTGGAAAATTATAAAGGATTAGTTGCTGAGATGCACTCATTGAGTGAGTCAATCGATAGCCTCTACGATACATACAGAAGTCCGCAGTTTTGTAGGAATGGTGGTTCACATTCAAACAATGTTTGGAGTCCCGTAGAAGATGCTGTAAATAGGATTTTGAAATTGAAAGACCTTTACGATCATAAGTACTCTGAAGCTGCCAATTTACTGTTAGAGGTTGAAGCATGGCTTTCGACAGTGGACGATCCCGAGATCCGTAGTATTGTCCGATTTCATTACGTGCTTAACAAGTCATGGGTCCAAACGTCTACAGAGGTTTATGGTTTTCCAAGTTACTATAATAGCCGTAAAAAAATTATGCGTTATTTCGGTAGGGAAAAATAAGACACTCATTGAGTGACAAGGTAACGAGTACAGGCTGAATTGATTAAGTGTTGAATCGTGTAAACATTTCAGCACTTTTTTATTTGTCATTTTTTCACATGGAATCATACACGAAACTATGGTAAAATTGTATATAATTTTAAATACAAAAAGGTGGAATGGAAAATGGCAAATTATGCAACTGAACGAGAAGGACAACTCGATTTTTATAACGCTTTTCTCCCGTTGATCAATCCAGCATTAAGCCTGGATGATATACTTGCGGACGACAATGACGGAATTTTGAACGGAAACCTATTAGAATTTAAGCTAAGGGTGAGTGACTTAAACGCCGTACTCTTTCAGTGCGTGAAGTACTTATCGGCTTTAAGAATTAAAGGAAAACCGATCCCGGCTAATATTGTCATCGTGGACTTAAACGGAGAACAGGCATATCTTTATAAATCGGCAGATTATTTATCAGACATTGAAAAGGTATACTTCGGAGGTGCTTCTAAGTCTAACAGTGGATTTGTTGGGCATAGCTATATAGCAAAGTTTGATTATGCGGATCAGGTCGCAGCTGCTAATTTAATCAGAGTACTAAAAGAGAATGCATATACTAAAATCAACATAGATGAAAACTGCGTTGTTGGTTGGGCTACATCATATTATAAGGCAGTACCAACAGCAAGAAAAGAGGACTTCATAGGCGACGACAGCGGCAGACATAAGACGATCGGAGAAATCAGAAACCCTTCTGTATTCAAAGAATACATAATTCCCTATACTGGTACTACTAATATTAAATTCCAGTATTTGATGGATAAATTGAACGACACATTGCAAAAAAAGAATTTAGGGGCTTTCTATACTCCGGAAGCATATGCGGCTAAGTCCCATGAATTACTAAGGAAAGCAATTGCAAGAGTCCCAGAGGGGAATGATTACATTATTCTTGATAGGTGCGCTGGTACGGGTAACCTTGAAAAAGGGCTAACAGATGAAGAATTATCACATTGTATTCTTTCAACGGTTGAATATTATGAGTATAAAGTTATGCAGGAGATCCTGGGGGCAAAAGTGCGCCACATTATACCACCAGTAGAAGCAAGTGACACATTCAACGCCGGGCTTGTGCGTGGGGCCGATGCATTAAGTCAGGAATATGTAGAAAATCCCATTATAAAGCAATATATAGATAACCCTAAGTGTACGATCATTATATTTGAAAATCCACCATACGCGGAAACAACAAGCGCGGAACATCAAAGGACAAAAGCAAGCGGAAAATCGAACGCATGGAAAACAAGCTTTGTTGTGCAAGAGATGAAAAAGAATCTAACCGGAGTTGTTGGCCGACCTATTAATGATTTAGGGAATGCTTTTATTTGGTCGGGCTTTGAATATTACCTAAGACAAGATACAGACAGTTATATTGTCTACTCTCCTGTTAAATATTGGAAAGCGCAACATCTTATCAACAAGCTTTTTATAGATGGTTTTGCATTTAATAGAAGGTGGTTCCATACAAACATAGACGCTTGTGTTATGGTTGCTTTATGGGCGAATATTGACGCACAGATAGATTCTTTTGAAATTAGCGGATATGATTTCAATGATAAAATAGACGAATTAGTACCAGTAGGAAAGCTACCAGTGAAACGAGTAGAAACAAGCGTAAGCACAACTTACTATGATAAAAGGCCCATAAATGCAGAGGATAGATATGGCATTCTTTGCGGATTGAATGGACTTGAAAAGATAGGTGGCGTACAAAGAAATAAACCTGCAACATCGGATGATATTATTGGATATATGGTTACACATAGTTCTGGATTTGATAACCCAGATTTAGATTCAAGCCTTTTAGTTGCTGGTAGATATGACGGAAATGGTTTTTATTTGCGAAAAGATAACTATTTGCAAAAAATTCCGTTGTTTTGCATGTCACGATATATTACATATAACCGTGGGTGGACAGAACGCGCTAGGATCATGAAATCAGCTGACGGGGCGGACAAGTACCAGGCGGATGTAGCCTCAGGAAAGCTTGACCAATGGTTAAGAAAATGTTTATTGTTTACATGTGTAGAAATGCAAAACCACATGAGAACATTTACAGGAAGTGACGGGCGCTTTTATAGAAACGAATTGTGTTTGGATACAACAAACGGCCCAACAATAGCCTCAGAAGATATAAAGAAGCTTTCACCAAATGAAGCAGAGAAAAAGATCCTGGCACACTGGGACTTGTTAATGTCAGAAGTGAAGAAAACAAAAGAATATGACTCTTCTCTCACATACGGGCTTTATCAGATATTCGCGGAAATCGACACATCATACAAAGACGAAGACAACAAAACGGTATGGAATAACATAGAAGTTCATTCAGCACTGCAGACAATGAAAGCATTGTGTAAAGAGTATTACAACGATGAAATCGTACCAACATTATTCGAATATGAATTCATAAAATAACCACTACTACCCCGGCTTATACAGTCGGGGTCTATTTTTTTGTAAGTGGTCCAAGCAGTCCAGACTATGCGTTATATAATAATAGAGTAGATAAAAGCAGGAACTACAGGATGCCTGCTTTTTCTATTCATAGGGCGGTTATTCCACATTCTCATTTTTCCTCCTTTCCCTACTTTTTGTAGGTTTTTATTTTTTTTACCGCCCTATTTTTTAACAAAAAGAGGATACACAGAACATAAGAAAGGGGTAATTTTATGGCTGGAAGAGGAAGAAAACCAATTGACGTTTCTGAATGGCTTACCCTTGAGAATAAATTAAGAATTCAGGGTTGGTGCAGAGATGGGCTAATTGAAAAACAAATTTACAAAAATATGGGCGTCAGTAAAAACACCTTCTATAGATGGAAAAAAGACAGCCAGGAATTTAGAGACCTCTTAAAAGAGTCAAAAGATACGGCTGATCGCGAAGTAGAAAACGCCTTATTCAAAAGCGCTACTGGTTTTGTTGGGCCGGATGAAAAATACTACCCACCAAATACCACCGCACAGATTTTCTGGTTGAAAAACCGTAAAAAGGATGACTGGAGAGACAAAAGAGAAACAGATGTTAATGTTTCTACACCGGTGTCAGAAACAGCATTAAAAGTAGAAGCTATTTTAAAAGGCGAAGAATAGATGGCTATGAACGAAAAGTTAGTAAAGTCGTTAAAGGAAGAACCCGTTAAATACGCTAGGCTGCTGGGGTTCGACTTATTAACTGACTTACATAATGAATGGATTATGGACATGGTTTGGAGGCAGGAATCCGACGAAACGTTGCTGGCCCATCGAGGATCTTATAAAACAACGTGCGTATCTTTTGCGCTTGCATTAATCATTGTCTTAAAACCAAACAAAACAACCATATTCATAAGAAAAACTGACACAGACGTTATTGAGATTGCGAAGCAGACCGATAAGATATTGCGAAGCGATCTTTTTTCTTACATAGTCAAAGAGATTTACGGGGTCGATCTTGAAATTACGTCTAATTCATATCAGATTGACACTAACTTAAATACGGGAACGAAAGGAACGCCACAGCTTATTTGCCTCGGTATTTACACGTCTTTAACAGGTAAACACAGCGATTATATTTTTACAGATGATATCGTTAATGTGCAAGACAGAATATCTCAGGCTGAACGAGACCGAACAAAACTGCAGTATCAGGAATTGCAGAATATCAAGAACAGGGGCGGTCGTATTTTTAATACATGCACACCCTGGCATAAACATGACGCTATTTCGGAACTTATGCCAAATAAGAAATTCTATGACTGCTATTCCACCGGCCTTATTAGCGAAAGCAAGCTGAGGGAGTTACGAGAAAGCATGGACCCATCATTATTTGCTGCTAACTACGAATTGAAACATATAGCTTCTGACAAGGCATTGTTCGGCAAGCCTAATTATTTCACCGATGAAACTTTGCTTTATGAAGGCGTGTCACATATCGACGCAAGCTACGGCGGGGCCGACTGGACCGCATATACTATCATGAAAAAAGAGAACGGCAAAATCTACGCGCTAGGAAAGACATGGCAGAAGCACGTTGACGATTGCTTGACAGAAATCCAGGTATTGCATGAACGCTTTAAAGCAGGGACCGTTTATAACGAAAAGAATGCTGACAAGGGCTATCTTGCCAAAGAGTTACAGAAGCGCGGTATGTTGCCAAAGCTTTACCAGGAGAAACAAAACAAATATGTCAAGATATCGACATATCTTCGTCGTGAGTGGAAAAACATCTACTGGTTGGAGGAAACTGACCGTGATTATATGAACCAGGTTTTAGACTACACGGAGAACGCGGAACACGACGACTGCCCGGACAGCGCAGCTTCGCTTATTCGACAGATGGATAAGGGAACGACACATAGGAACAGGATTTCGGGAGGTTTATAAAAAGATGAAAAGAAAAAATTATTTCAATAGGATCGTCAAGGCAGAAGATAAGATCTTCCGAATTGCCGACGATGAAATTATGACTGCACCACTTCTAGCTGAATACATCAGACAGCACGAATTGCTTGTACAGTCGCACTATAAATACTTAGACGACGCATACCAAACAGACTATTCAATATTTCATCAAGCTAAGAAAAAGGCATATAAGCCGGACAACCGTTTGGCAACCAATTTTGCAAAATACATTGTTGATACGATGAACGGATTCTTCTGCGGTATTCCGATAAAAGTTACTTCTAATGATGAAAGAATTAATAAATTAATTCAGAGATACGACAGATACAATTCTATGGATGACCAGAACGCAGAAATCGCTAAGACTTGCGATATTTTCGGGAGTGCCTATGAAATGTATTATGTGGACGAAATGGGAGAAGTTGCTTCTACAGTACTCTCTCCTATGAATGCTTTTATTGTATACAATGAAAGCATTATTCCACAGCCTCGTTATTTCGTAAGGCTATATGTAGACAACCACAACATTAAACGCGGGTCAATTTCCGACGAGGAAACGGTCCGCTATTTTAAACAGGACGGTGGCGTTAAATTCGACGAGTACGAGAAAATGCACGGATTCGACGGCGTACCTGCTACAGAATTCCTAGAGAATGCTGAACGTACCGGATTATTTGAACCTGTCCTTTCACTGATTAACGCGTATAACAAGGCACTTAGTGAAAAGGCAAACGACGTTGATTATTTCGCGGACGCATATTTGAAGATCTTGGGTGCTAAGCTTAAGGATGAAGACCTGAAGACGATAAGAGATGATCGTATCATTAATTTTGATGGAATCGAAGACGGAAAATTAATTGTTGAGTTTATGGACAAGCCAAACGGAGACACGACGCAGGAAAATCTAATTGACCGCTTAAGGACTGACATTTTCCAAATTGCTATGGTCGCCAATATTTCGGACGAGAACTTCGGGGCTTCTTCTGGTATTGCTTTAAAATACAAGCTTTTAGCTATGTCTAACCTAGCTAAGATGAAACAGAACAAGTTCATCGGGGCCATGAACCGAAGATACAGATTGATCTGTTCAAATCCGGTTACAAGCGCCAAAGCTGACGACTGGTTATTCATTGATTATCAGTTTACACAGAACATTCCAGCAAATCAGTTAGAAGAAGCACAGATTGCAGCACAGCTTTCAGGAGTTACAAGCAAAGAAACACAGCTTAAAGCATTATCGATTGTTGACGACGTCAAAGACGAAATCAAAAAGATTGACGCTGAATCGGACAAGACAAGCTATAGTACCGATTACCCGACTGAGAGAACGGGCGGTGGTATGAATGAGTAAATACACAAATACACTCAATGAGTTACAGAGAGACTTAGAAAAAGGCGAGGAGGCTTTAAAGAAAAAGCTTTCCCGCCTTTATGATAGTGAATCAAAGAAATTAGAAAAAGAGATTGCTTATTACTATCAGACATACGGCAAAGATGGCGTGTTAGAGTACCGTGAAATGATGAAGCGGCTAACAAAAGAAGAAGCGACTATGCTTTATGAGGACACGAATAATTTCTTTAGGCTGCATCCGGAACATGCAGCACTAAAGCCTGTCCGTGAGTCTATTTATAAGCTGAATCGTTTAGAGGGGCTACAGCTTTCAATCATGAAGCAGCAATTAGGGCTTTCGTCAGAGGAAGCCGCATTGATAGGTGATCATCTTCTCTCTTACACAATTTCAACTTATGAAGGCGTGCAGGGGCTGATCCCTTTTAATCAGTTTGACGGAAGGGCCGCCAAACAGGTTGGGGAAAAAATCATTAAAGACACAGACTTCGGGAAACGACTTCAAGCGAACAGAGAAAAGCTTGCTGATTATCTCAATAACGATATCGCAAAAGGTATTGCCAGAGGCGATAGTTATGACAAGTTAAACAAACAAATTAGAGAACGTTTCGATGGCGTATCTCGTAGGAGTGCTTACAGACTTCTCTATACGGAGGGAACGCGAATGTTTAACCGCGCAAATTCGGAGGCTTTCGCAGAGGCAGGCATTAACCAATATAGGTATTGTACAGCCGGCGATAACCGTGTATGTAGTGATTGCGACGCGCTGGAGGGCAATGTATACAACCTATCAGAGGCAAGCGAGGGAACAAATTACCCGCCCATGCACCCATGGTGCAGATGCCACACAGAACCAGCCGTTGACTGGGACAAGTGGTTATCAGACAGAATCGCAAGCAGAGAATACACAGCGGAACAGAGAGAAGAAGCCGCTGAAATCATTAAGAATTTTACGGAGGAATAAAAAGGATGGCAAAAAGAAAAGTAAAAAGAGAAAGAAAGCTTTTGTATTTCATGGCCAGTTGGTGCGGACCATGCAAACACTTAAGAGAATATTATTTCGATGGCCTAGCCGCCGTTTTCCCTGGACAGGTTGATTTTATCGACGCAGAGAGAGAACCAGAACTGGCTAGACTTTATAAGGTCGCTAGAATTCCGTTGATTGTTTTCCTGGAAGACGGGAAAGAAGTAAAACGCTTCGACGGATCACAGAATTTCGGTTTTGAGGAATTCGAAAAATTCCTTATGGAAGGCGAAGCTAATGATAACGATTAAAAGAACGCAGAAAACATTAACGGTTAGCGGTCATGCTGGTTATGCAGAACGCGGGAAAGATATCGTATGTGAGGCCGTAACTTCACAGGTACAGACATTAACCGCTTCTATTGAACAGCTTACCCATCAGAAGCCCGTATTTTCTCTTTCTAGCGGTTTTTACGAGTTGTCACTAGAAGGACTAGGGGATAAAAGCTTATTCCTTGTGGAGGCGTTTATGGTGGGCATGAGGCTATTACAGGACGGATATCCTGCGCATGTAAAAGTTATTTAAAGAAGCTTTTAGGCTTCTTTTTATATTTCCTTTTTTTGATTTCCTGGCGGGAGTCATGAAAAGCGACCAAGCGTTGAAGTCGTTAAAAGCTATGGAAAAATACAGTCAAGCATTATGACTTTAAATTATGGAGGACTAAATTATGGAATTTAAAGATTATTTGAGACAGATTTTCGCAGAAGACGGAGGCAACGACGGGAACGACGATAATGGCGCTAAAGGCGGAGAACCAGGGGCAGACGGCAAGGGCGGAAAGAACGGAAATGCGGAACCAGACAACAAGGATATTAAGAAATACACTGACGCCGACGTAAACGAGATTATCAATAAGAAATTCGCGAAGTGGCAGAAAGAACAGGAAAAGAAGATTTCCGAGGCTGAGAAGCTGGCTGGGATGAACGCACAGGAAAAAGCGGAACACGAACGCGACACTTTACAGAAAGAACTAGACGAATTAAAGCGTGCAAATAGCATCGCTGAAATGGAAAAGACAGCTAGAACTATGTTATACGATGACGGCGTGAACGTACCTGACGAGGTCGTATCAAGCTTAATCGCAGACGACGCTGACAACACAAAAGCCAAAGTTGAGGCATTCTCAAAGGCATTTAAAGAAGCGGTACAAACAGCCGTTAAAGACGCTTTAAAGGGAAAAGCCCCTGCTACTGGTAAAGGCGGAAGCACACTGACTAAAGCGGACATCTTAAAGATTGCGAACCGCGCAGAACGTCAGAAAGCTATCGCAGAACACATTGATTTATTCCAGTAACACTCAATGAGTATAAAAAATCTATTACGTGAGACATTTTCTAACATATATACATTGTGATGTTACAGACTACTCATAGGCTTTCATGAGATAGAAACGCTTAGGCTTTTCTCACTTCATGAAGGCTGCGCGCAAGCGCAAAGAACATATAACGGAGGTATAAAAACTATGAATAAATATTATAAACAGATGTTTGCTGTAGAAGCAGGCACAATTGTAACCACTGATATTGAACCAGCTATTTCTATCGACCATAACGAGAGATTAGTTGCTGGTGTTGAATCATTACAGACTATCTTAGGTGTTGCTGAATTAACGCCAATGCCAACCGGTAGCCTTGTAAAACAGTACAAGTACACAAAAAAGAATACGCCAGATCAGGTTGCTGAAGGTGAAACAATCGGGCTTACAAAGTACGATAGGGCTTTAGCAAATTCTTTTGAAATCAATCTCAAAAAGTACCGCAAACAGACTACAGCTGAGGCTATTCAGAGATCAGGTAAAGACAAGGCGGTCAATAAAACTGACGACTTACTCGTCAAAGACGTACAGAAAGATGTAAAGAATGCTTTCTATACAGCACTTGCTACAGGTACAGGTAAAGCCGCAGCAAAGGTTGCTACTTTACAGGGTGCACTCGCCGCTGCATGGGGCGCTGTATCTACTTATTTCACAGACATGGACGTTGAACCTATTTTCTTTGTGAATACTACAGATGTTGCTGATTACTTAGCAACTGCACAGATCACAACACAGAACGCTTTCGGGTTTAAATATATCAATGACTTCTTAGGCCTTGGAACTGTTGTCATTGATCCATCTGTTACAGCTGGTACAGTTATTGCTACAGCAAAAGAAAATATCAACGGTGCTTACGTTTCTGCAGACGGTGATGTTGCTGAAACATTCGGTCTTACATCCGACGAAACAGGCTTAGTTGGTATGACTCACTATGTAAAGGGTGACAATGCTTCTATCAACACATTAGTTATGTCTGGTGTTGTCTTCTATCCAGAAGATGCAACTGGTGTTGTAAAGGCTACTATTGCTGCTGCCAAATAGTCGGAACAAGGAGGCATGACATATGATTTCTGAAATTGAAAAGCGTATTGAGTGCCGTATGACAGGCGAATCATGCGACAAGGCGGTCATGAGAGAAATCTCCCAGACTGTCCTTGATCGTATATGTATCCGCCTTGGTATTTCAAGCGAAAAAGAATTTCCTGCTTTATTTAATGGTGTATGTGCGGAGGCTTCTGTAAAAGCATACCGCAGACGTTACTACGAGGGCATCAAATCTGAAAATGCTTCTGGCGTTTTCTCTGATACATTCATTGACGATATTCTTTCTGAATATGAAAGCGAGTTTTCGATATACCGCAATAGCGACAATGTCGGGAGTTCAAAAAGGGTTCGATTCTTATGATGTATAAAAAATGCCTATTGTTAACACCAAAAGAGACAGAGGATGAGTTAGGAAACGTTACACCCAATGGGTGGGATGTAAAAGCAACATGCCCGGCAAGGTTTTCACCGTGGACGGCTGAAGAAATTTCATTATATGGGTCAGATGTAACACGCAACACTTCAAAATATGCCCTATTGATTCCGCGCAAGGTATTACGCGGGGTTGATTCGGTTCTGATCGACGGCGTGAAATATTCAATTGAAACAATTCTGGAATTATCAGAACGCTGGGTTGTAATTCATGCGAGGTCACACAGAAATGAAAATTAAGTATAGTGTTGATGCTACAAAACATTTAGCTAATCAATTAAAGGCGCTTTCACAAGCAAGCTTTGATGATGTAGTGACAAAGCAAATGGGGCAGATGGTACAGCGCGCACAGAGTGGAGGCAAAGGCGGAACGCCTGTCTCTACAGAGGCGACTAGGCCAGGCGGTCCGCATGGTGAATTAAAATCTTCTGTTCGTTTTGAAAAGAACACAATGGGATATGTTAAAGAGTATGCCCCACATGTAGAATATGGGCATAGGACAAAAGGCGGCGGATTCGTACCGGGCCAGCACTTCTTGAAAGATAACGTTGATATACAAGCACCAATATATAAAGAGGATTTAATAGACGCAATAAGAAAAATAGCGAAGGGGTGATACAACATGCTAAAACAATTTCCACTTACAGAACTTGTGAAAGCGGTTAAAGCGAAGATTGAGGCAAACACGGACATGAAGTGTTACGACGTTGTGCCGGTTGATGCGGTATCCCCTTTTTCATATGCACAGGTTGTTAGTGTAGAACCTGCGGATACAAAGACAATGTTTTGTAAAAACTACACTATATGGGTCCATGTTATAGCCGATGCGGCTAAATCTTCTGTACCGCTTTATAAGCTTATTGAAGGCATTGAAGAAGCTATGACAGAGGACATTACTATTCCTGCCCCATACGTCCTTGTTATGCAGACTGATGAAGGATTACAGACAATTCAGGACGAAGAGACGGGAGAAAAACACGGAGTCGTGGGTTTTTCATTCAAGATTTCTTACGGCTTTAAAATCAAATAAACTAATGGAGGTATAAGAAAATGGCTAATAAATATATTTCACAGATTTTCGAAGGTGGATTTGACGCCAACGCTTATTGTGATTTTTCTAGTGAAGCAGCAAGTGCTACAGCCGGTAAAGACATTGTATTAGCAATCTGGGACGCTACAGGCGCTAATCTGCTTGCTATTGAAGGTCAGCAATCATTAACTATCAACCGTTCGGCTGATACAATCGAAGTCACTTCTAAAGACACAGAGGGAGGCTGGAAGTCTTCTATCGCTGGTATGAAAGAATGGTCAATTGATAACGGCGGTGTATATGTTAAGGACGGCAACGCCCACAAGGCGCTTTCTGATGCTTTTGAAAAGTCTAACCCAGTATGTATCAAAGTATATGATCAGAAAGCAGGAAAAGGCCTTTTTGGCGGTCTTGCGTGCATTACAGAATATAATTTAGAAGCACCATATGACGATGCTATGACTTACAGTGTTTCGCTTCAGGGAATGGGTGCACTTGTAGATCTTACAGCAAACGCCCCATCTACTGACACAAAGCCACAGTAAGCTGCGCAGCGGGGATAACACTAAAGCGGTTGTCTCCGCTTTCTTTATATAAATATGTAAAAAGCAAAGGAGAACAGAAATATGTTTGAACACAACGGAAAAAATTATGTATTAAAGTTTAATATCGGCAGATTAAAAATGATTGAGAATGCGTCAGGCGGTAAGTCTAGTATGTCTATGATGCTTTCTGATAACAGCGGTCTAATGTCTATTAATGCTACAGAAGCGTTTTTCTCTTACGGTCTAAAGGAAGAAGGCGCTGATATTTTTGTGGCACCTAGCAAAGCAAGAGAAATTTGTGATGAGATTATCGAAACAAAAGGATACGTTGCTGTTGTTGGCTTAATTCAGAAACAGCTTCAGGCGGACTGCCCTTTTTTATTCCGCGTAGGCTAACGGATTACCAGTATTTCCAAACTGATAGACGTTCAGCCGACGAAATAAAGGAAATCGAACCATACGCGGATGAAATAGATTTCGCGTGGTTCGTTGTTCATTTTAACTATTCACGAAAGCAATATGACGAACTAACGCCTACGGAAAAAGCTTTCATTAAAAAGGCATACGAAGATAAAACCGTATCTGATACCACTCTTATTCGCAACGCAGTATTAAATGCCGTTGCAAATGCGAATAGGAAAAAAGGAAAACGTTTCCGCGAATTATGGCGTAAAAAAATGCCAGTAGTGAATGAAAATGATAAAAAGAAAAAATTATCTTCTATTGAGGAGATTGAAAAACGCGAGGCTGGCTGGATCAAAAAGATCTACGCGGCGAACGCTGGAAAAATCACAAGGAAAAAATAAGCCAGGAAGGAGGTTTAACGTATGGCGTCAAATTATACACTCTCCGTTAAGATTGAAGGCGATGAATCGGACTTTAACGATGCGATGAAAAGGGTACAGGAAGCACTCGGAAAGACAGACGACAGCTTAAAAGAGGGAAGTAACAACGCCGGTATATTCGGTGGTGTTTTGAAGGCAAATTTAGTGTCTAGTGCTATCACTGGCGGACTCAACTTATTGAAGTCAGGTATTCAGAATGTCGTTGGTGCTATTGGTAGCTTGTCGGGCGATCTTTCAGAATCCTCTAAAGCATGGCAGACGTTCGAGACAAATGCCAGTACGAAACACAGCCAAAGCGAAATTCAAGCAGTTAAAAAAGAATTGCAGGATTTTGCGACGGCGACAATTTATAGTTCCTCTGATATGGCTTCTACATACTCACAGCTTGACGCGGTAGGCGTTGCAAGCGCGCAGAACCTTGTAAAGGCTTTCGGTGGCCTTGCTGCTGCTTCTGCAGACCCAGCACAGGCTATGAAGACGCTATCTCAGCAAGCCACACAGATGGCGGCAAAACCTAAAGTCGCATGGGAAGATTTTAAGCTAATGCTTGAACAATCCCCTGCTGGTATGGCTGCCGTTGCTTCTGAAATGGGCATGAGTGTTCAGGACTTGATTACCAATATTCAGGCTGGAACTGTATCTACTACAGATTTCTTTAATGCTGTTGAAAAAGCCGGAACATCTGACAAGTTTACAAAAATGGCGACAGAATACAAAACTGTTGATCAAGCGATGGATGGATTACGTGAAACAGCTGTAAACAAGCTACAGCCCGCTTTCGATGCGGTTTCTCAAGTAGGTATTAATGCTATTTCTGGTATTTCTGATAGCTTAGATGGAATTAATATTGATGGACTTGTAACAGCAATGCTTCCAGGTTTTCAAGCGTTGGCTGACGCTGCTTCTAATTTAGTGCAGCAAGCGATCGCGTGGGCGCAAACAGCGGACTGGGAATCAATCGGAAATAGTATCGCTGATGCTATCACAAATATTGTGAATGGACTTACATCTTTCGACTGGGGAGGCTTCTTTTCTATAGTTGGTGACGGTATTGGGCTTTTTGTTGATGGTCTATCGTTGATTATTGACAACGTAGGTGATATCGGGGGTTTAGCAGATGTTATAGTGGCAGTAGCCGTTGCATTTGGTGTACTTAATGCTGCACTCACTGTATACAATACTGTTATGGCTGTTCAAACCGCTATAATGATGGCAAATCCTACAACCTGGATTATATTGGGGATCGTTGCGGCAATCGCCGCCCTCATTTTAATTATTAAAAACTGGGGCACAATCACAGAAACAATTGCCACAGTATGGGAAAAGGTAAAAGATGCTGTAATAAATACATGGAACAATATATATTCGATGTTCGTTGGGATTTTTACCGCAATCTTAAATAACCCAGTCGTGCAGTTAATCGTAAATTTTGTAACAACAGAATTTAATATTATGAAAAATCTAATCACAGGAATTTGGAACGGAATCAAAGATATCGCTGCTGGTGCATGGGAGTATATCAAAAATGTCGTTCTAGGTACCGTATTATTATTATGTGATATTGTGACTGGAAATTTTACAAAGCTAAAAGAAGATGCTTCGAAAATCTTCTCAAATCTTGGAAATGCACTCTCTACAATTTGGAATGGTATTAGTGGGATTGCGTCATCAATTTGGACCGCAATTAAGGAACATATTGGGAATACAGTTGGCCGTATGGTTGATGGGGTAAAATTCGCAATTCAAAAAATCCCTGGTATTTTTTCTGATATTTTCGGAAGAGTGAGAAACTTTGTTACAAGTTTACCTGGTGAAGCTTTACGCTGGGGTCGTGATATCGTCGATGGTATCGCAGATGGTATTAGAGGTGCTATCGGTAAAGTAACAGGTGCTGTTAAGGGAGTTGCTGATAAAATCAGAAGCTTCCTACATTTCTCAGAACCAGATGTTGGACCACTTAGCGACTTCCACACATACATGCCGGACATGATGTCAGGACTTGCCAGCGGTATTAAAGCTGGAATTCCTATGCTGCAGAAAGCAGCGGGACTTGCAGCCGGGGCAATTTCTGGAGGATTAGACGGCACAATCACTACTGACGGTATTGTCGGTGCTTCTAGTGGATCTTACTATAGCCAAGGATCAGGGAATACAACTAATTATGGTGCTACTACTATCAATGTATATGGCGCACATGGACAAGATACAGAAACACTTGCGGACAAAGTGGCGGAAGTCATTTTTGACCGAGTAAGAAGGGAGGCCTACTAATGGCATACGATAATATGAAACAATTCCCATTCAAAGATGGGTATAGCTTTTTAGAATTTGACGGCGTCGATATTGGCGCCGCTTGTGAGATGTTCATTCTTGGGAAGGGGACTTACGGGGCCCCTTCACGAGATGTTGATCAAATCCATGTACCGGGACGTAACGGAGATATTCTTGTTGATAACGGGGGCTGGAATAATGTAACTGTTAAATATCCTAACTGTAATATTCTTAGCAATTTTGATGAAAACGTTGAAAAATTACGCGGATATTTAATGAGTAAGCCTGGATATCATACACTAATTGACCAATGGCACCCAGACGAGGTACGTTATGCGGAATTCAGGGGGCCTTTTAACCCAGAAGCGCACACAGGCAACGGCAACGACTCAGGAACTTTTGATCTCGAATTCAATTGCAAGCCTCAGCGTTTCCTTCGTGAAAGCATGATAGCGCGTGATTATGTATTATGTCCATACACTATTGATCAATATAGCCATAGTACAAGCTATTCAATCGATGCAAAAGTTACAAACGCAGGAAGCACTCTTAAATTTACATTCATTCCGGCTGTAACAGAAAGCTTAAGTCTATATGCTGATTTTTACAAATCAGACGGAACTAAAGTAGGTGAATATATTGAAGTAAATGCTAATGATGGGGTTGTTGAAATTCCATTGGTTGGAAAAGATGGAACAAAATATTATGGAGTAAAATGTACTTTGAGTTTTGACGTTGCCAAATCAAAAAATCTTAGAATGGAATCATCAAACTCAGTAGTTGAGGGTAAAACAACGTACTTTTACTATAAAGACGATACTGGTAATAATATTTGTTTTCCATTTTACAACCCTAAACAATTTGATGCATATATTTTAATGTCTGGATGTTATGTCCCAGATGGTACATATGGACAAAGCTTTAGTTGTGAAGGTAGCAACCATTATATTTCGGTTAGCAAATCTCTAGGATACGTAACAACTTCTGAAGTTGGCTTTGATTTCAACGGCTTAGAAGGTACGGCGTGCACGTGGGATAATAAATTATCAAAGATTAAAAAAGTATACGCTGGTCTTTCTGGAACTTTACTTGTTATTCCTGGCGGTGGACGTCACGACCTTAATGCACAAGGCGTATCATCTTTTAAAAATATACAAATTGCACCAATGTATTACAGAATTTAAAAGGCGGTGAGAAAATGTTAGAACTAAATGAAGTCCAATTATTCAAGGGAGACCCTGAAAACATTTGGGGCAAACAAATCAAGCAGCCTGAAAATATTTTGAGTATGGAAGTCACAGAGGTTATGAACGGCAACCTTACTTTATCTATGGTGTGTGCTATTTCTGATTATAACATTGAAAATCTAGTGATTGGGAACATTATCAAGTGTTATAAAGACGTATTAAAGAATACGAAGTTTTCGTTTGAAATATACGACGTAAAATATACCATTGATCACAAAATCACTGTAAAAGCGGAACACCTTTCATCAAGGCTTAGAT